GTTATCAAGCTCCAATATATGTGCACACTTATGTTCTTGAGGAATTTCAGAGTGTTCCACGTCCAAGATATTAGTGTCTGGATGTGCCCAATCAATTGTGAATAAATATTTTCCATGATAAAACTTTTTGTCTAGTCCTAAAAATTTTCCTTTTAGACCATCCAACCAATCAAAACAAGTAACACTAGGCCAATAGCTAAAACAGTTCCACAATTCCAATTCGTTCGTCTGCATATCCGGCACATCGGCTCGGTCATACGATTTTTGGAAAAACGCTGAGATAGGCAAACGCCAAAAGCACGCACCATTAGGTAACATGATGTTAAATAAGATTGCACGCCCTGATATACTTGTGATACTGAAGACCACACAGTCTTCGCTTTCTCCTTGATGTTCTTTAAGATCATAAAGATACTCCTTCCTTATCTTACAATAGATCGGTGGTATATTTGCATTGAGATAGGCCATTTAACATTTCCATCTTCTCCTTGCAGCGCAAATTCTTTTATCTGGAGTTTTGCTACAATTTACATTATGCATTCTCATTTGTCCTGCTGATCTTGCACAATAAGATTTTCTTCTTTTTGCTGCTTTACTTCCTTTTTTAACTTTACCTGTTACTGCTGTTTTAAGTTTAGATCCAGGATTCATTCTTCGATAAGCTGCTACACCTGCACGAGTCATTCCCGCTCCACTTTTAGTAGAACGATAATTTTTTTTATTTCGCGCAGGCATACCGCCTTTTGCAAAGCTGTCTATTTCTAAACCTAGATCAGCATAGTAATCCATAATAACTATCCGTTTTGACCAGTAAGATTAGGTCCTGAATATTTATCTGTTAATAGTGTTGCTTTAGATACTGTAAAAGTTGAAACATAAAGACCTTGTGGAAATAAAATTCCATCTTCAGGTATGTTCAAACTTGTAATATCTCCAGCAGGTACAGCTGCTTCAAATAAAGTATCTCCAGTTGCACTTGTAGTTTTTAATTGAACAACTCCAGATGTTGCTAAACCAGCTAAAATAATTCCTTTTAATCTTACTGGTTGTGCAATAACTACATTTGATGTAGCTGCTGAAATTGAAGTAGCTTGTATATCACCTTTACTTGCCATGTGTTCTCCTTAGTTGTGGCTCCCGAAGGAGCCACTCGTTTATTATTAACTTAAATTGTTATTTTGAATATATCTCACAGTTATAAAACCTACACCATTACCTGTATTAGTGTTAGTTACTAAGATTCTTCTGTCAGTTGATCCAACATCACCCCAATTTCCAACTCTATCTGCATCAGCCCCTGCTGTTGCAGAAATGATTCCAAGAGTTCCACCAGCTACTGCTGCAGCCGCTGTTAACGCTGTTGCATCGCCTGTCCAACCAATACCTGCAGTTGTAGCTGCTCCAGTCCAAATTGTAGTAACTGATAATTCAATTGCCACGATTTGTGAGTTAGCAGGAATTACAATATTTGTAGTTCCACCTGCTTGTGTAATAGTTTGTGATTGACACATAACTACTTGACCAGTGTTTTTTACATTTTCACCAAGAGTAGTTCCTGTTGTATTTGCGATCGTTCCCGCTTTTATCGGTCCCGAAAAAGTTGTTGAAGCCATAATATTCTCCTTTGTGTATAGCCTTCGTCATGTAGTCTCTATACCGTCTGCCTAGTCAGTCTACACAACAAATTAATTATTCTAGGTGTTTTGATTATATATAAAAAAAGGGGCAGAGTAAACTCCGCCCCTTTTAAGTGACCTTACGGTCTAATAGTTTGACTATTAGCTAGTTGGTAAGTTTCCGTTACCAAATACACATCTTGGATCAGACCATCCAAAAGAGTATCTTTCTCTAGCTTTGAATCTAACGTTTCCTGTATCGAAATCACCTTCCATAGCAGTTTTAATTGGACTTCTGATGAAGTGTTTAAAACCGTTTGGAGCATCAGTCATGATGAAGAATGAATCAGTGTCAGTTAAGAAGTTATTAACTCTGTAACCTTCAGGAATCATTCCCATGTTTGCGATAGCATTGATGTCGTTATCAGCTGTGCCAACTCTTTGAGGAGACTTCATTAGTCTTTCAGCAGTAAATTGTAATTCTTTTGGAATTATCATTTTTCTGCCCATAAGAGCTACTTTTAAGCCTCTTTCATCAACGAAACCAGAGATATCGATTAACGATTGCTCTAAAGATGTTTCGTTAAGGTCAGCAGCAGTTGCTAGAACGTTCGAAAAAGTTCCACCAGTTGCAAGTGGGTGTGAAGCACTAATTAAAGGTACTCCGTCACCGCCATTGTAACCAGTTGCTTTTTGAGCGTTGTTAAGCACTGATGCAGCTTTAACTTGTTTTGTGTTAGACATAGATCTTGCAAGAGCTCTTGTGTATCTTGCAGCTAATCTATCATACAGATTATCTTCAATAGCTTCTTCAGTAATTGAGAATGCTAATGCGATAGTTTCGTGTGAGTATCTAGCAGTGAAAGTTTCAGTTGCTTGATCAAACACTACTCCAGCACCTTCTTGTTTAACTGGTGCTGAACCGAAACCACTTAACATTACTTCTTCTTCAAAAGCTCTGTCAGATGTTTCAGCTGGGAAAATTTCCGCGTGCTGATTTTCGTATCTGTTATATTCCAGGCCGAATAAAGCATTCAAACCCGGCTCTAGTTCTTTAACTAGTTGTGATCGTGATATTGCCATAGTTTATCTCCTTTATTACGCTATACCTGTACCACTTCTAAAGAAGTGATTGTTGATTCTAACAAGTATGTTCGCATTAGCAGAACCTGTATCAGAATTATCTGGATCTTGCGAAATATCAATCGCTTGAACTGCGAAAGTAGTTGCAATTCCAGAAACACCTACGTCAAGTTGTGCTTTTGAAATACCTGTTTGTGTAACGCCTGTAGTATTTGTTACACTGTAGTTTTTGTATAAATCCGCTCTTGTAAAAGCAGCGTCAGCATCCATTAAAAATACTGCATCTGGATCGTCAACAACGAAAGCAGTAATATTGCCTTCAGTTGGAGTAACTCCACCAGGGTAGTAATTTTTGTATGTTGGCTTTTGAGTAGTCGGATCGTTGTAGAACACGCCATTAAAGACACCCACAACAGCATCACTAGTTCCAGCAGTATGCTTTTCAATATTACCGTTAGAAGTTGGTACAACCAAATCTCCTTGATAAATTGCAGTCGCATATCCGGCCTTAACTGTATATCTGTTTTGAGCTCCTACTAATGGTGTACCGTCTAGTTTTCTGTACGGTCTTAGACCGAACTTTTCACTTACGTTTGCCATATGTTTTTCTCCTATTTAAACATTTATTACAATTAAGAGTTCCGATCGTAGGTAGGTTAGTTATTACTAAAAAATTAGTCTTTACGTCTACCACCAAAGGTAACTCTACTTTGCCTATCAATATTGATCGGCATTTCAGGTCGTTGTTCCTTCATTAGATCATTATCAACCGCGTTCATTTGATCTTGAGTAATTCTATCGAAATACTCGGCACGGCTTTTTAATATCTCTTCAGGTATCCTTGCCAACACAAGGCCTCCAATTCCAATACACCCCGCATATTGTCCCTGCGAAATTGTCGGATATTTGTGAATATCAGCTGAGTTTTTAATCTCCTCTGCTCTTACAAATTCCCAACCTTCTCTGAATTTTTTGGTTACATTAGCTGTATCCTCAAATCCAGCCACACTCGTTCTTATCCAACGATGGGCATAACCCTGTGGTGCAGGTGGTGCATCCAAACTGGATGGTGGAGCCCAGGCACTAGGTTTCTTTTCAGTATTTCTAGTTTCTGACTCGCGTGAGGTTCTTTTTATATTATCCATTTGCATTCTCCTTCACGTATTTTGCGTATTCCTCTAGTGGCACCCCTAGTTTTTTAGCGATAACTATTTGTGACTTGGTGAGTTTCACTGATCGGCGTCCGCTTTGGTTTCTTTGTGCAGAAGCAACAGTCTGGACGGGTTTCTTTTGCTCCTGTGGTTGACTAAATTTATGAGGAAAGTTTTCCTTCATAACTTTATCAATTTCATTATAATACTCATCACTCTCTGCGTCAAACCCCTGCTCGACAAGATCTTGGTGAGCTTGAAAAGCTGCACTCGTCATGATTCTATCTGAACCAAACCATTCATTCTTCTCAGCCCAGCTTTTTGCTTTGCCAGAAGGTGGTGCGTAAGTAGGATTTTGAGGTTGTTGAGTTTGAGGTTGTTCAACTGTTTGAGATTTTGCTTTTTCTTCTTTAGCTTCTTCTTCTGCAACAGTCATTTTAACTTTTTCAGCTTCAACAGCTAATTGAGCAATTCTTGAGTTAGCTTCAGCTATTTTATCTGCATCTTGTTCAGTAATAGCATCTCTTAATGCAGTTTTAGCTTTCTCTTGTTCAGCAGAAACTCTTGCTGAAAATTGTTCAATATAACTTTTGCTTGTTTTAGAGAATCTAGTATTAGTGTTATCTAATTCTTTTTTAATACTTTGTGCATAATCGATAGCAGCTTTTT